CTTGATGACGCGGTAGGCGATGATGTCATGAGGGTGATTGTCGTGCTGCCAATAGATAGCCAGACGGATGGGAAGGTCTTTTGTTTTCATGACTCCGTCGTTGCGCAGCCTGTATTCCCACTCCTCCACCTCCTCAGTCTTCAGCGGGCAAAGTCCGCCGCCGTGCGGAATCCAGGGCGGGCCGTCGTCGGCGCTGGCCTTCGGCGGCTCTGCGCTGGCCTCGGCAGCCTTCGGCAGGGCGGGGCTTTCATTGGCCCCTCTGTCTGGTGACATGAGCCATTCTTCAGCCTTCAGCCATGCGTTGTGCGGTGTGTCGGCATGAAATACGCGCCCTCCATGCTTTTCGCAAACGATGGAGAATGAGACATCCTTGTTCAAATCCCCGTGCTGAAGAGACGCTCCAATGCCGTAGCACTTCCACCAGACATCGGCAAGCTGAAGGGCAAGGTCGCGCCAATACATCTGACCACCAAGGGCCATTTCGAGGTCGGTATTGGTGGCCTTCGGCGCATACTCAGGGCAGAGATGCAGGTCGTCGGGGTGGACTTCATATTTGTCAACGGAATCGGACCACTGCCAAGCTGAACACGTAGACCACCCAACATCAATTAAATACCCTTTAAGCCCACATCTAATCCTCGCCCCGGCCTCGTTGTATGCCTTCAGCCGGGCGTAGGGGTCGGAAGTCGCTGTCGCTCCTTCATCAGCTGTCATGGCCTCCGGCTGCGGCAGGGCGGCCAGGAAGGCGCGGGCGATGGCGAGGCGGTTGGGGGCTTCGTCTTCCCAGCAGCTTTGATTTGGAAAATTATCGAGTCCAACGCCGCAATCCGCAAGAGCCCCAGATGGAAAAGCCGCATCAATGGCGGCCTGAAGCTGCTCGTTGGTGTATTCGTGTGCGTTGTTCATGGTTTGTAGGGTGTGAGGATTCTGAGAACGTCGGACCAGCGGGATACGCGGGTTCCAATGATGGCTGAGGTGTCATTGAGGGGGATGATTCCCCGTCCTGGTGCGTGGGTGCTGTCGGTGACGGCATCACCAAAGTCAACATATTCGTTGCCTTTTTTCTGGCGGAAGGTCTGGTGCGTCTGGTGGCAGGTTTCCATGCTTATTTGACTTCGAGTTTACTGGGTGTGGAGATGAGAGCGAGAAGGAGGAACCAAACCCACGTCCAGGCGGAGATCCCGTGCATCACCATGTAGGCGGCGGAGACAACACAGGACAGCGGGAGCAGAAAGTAGAAAAAGAGAGGGAGATATTTCATAGGTTATCCAGCGTTGTAGGAGGCCAGTACGACCCCCGGCTCAATTTCGTGGTGGGCTTCGCCGAGGTACTTGACATTGACGTTCTCGGGGCAGGAGGCCCAGTCGGACCAAGTATCGCTCCATCCGCCTCCTCCAGGAATGATGTTGCGGGCGGCTTCGACATCGGGAGCGCAGACCACGGCGGAGCCATAGGTGTCGTAGTGATTGTTCTCGGTCTGGGAGATGAGGTAGAGGTTCATGGGTGTGTATTTACTTTGTGTTTACCGCCAGGATGCCTTCTGGTCTGACGGAAGCGTGTGAGGCTTCTCTAACGGGCTGTTTGGTATCCTTGTCAAAGAAAAAGTCAAAAATATATGGGTCATAATTCACCAGCCGGGGGTTTGAGCCTGGGACCTCGGCGGTGGAAAGGTCGCCTTCGACAAAAGCGTGGACGTTCTTGCGTCGTTCACGCAGGACTCTTTCCCGTCCGGCCAAGCTGACCGTGAACCGGACGTTCTCCAAGTTGATTATGTCAACGTGCTTCCACAAACGCCAGCCTCTTTCCGTGCGGTGTAGCACGGAAAGACAGTTTCTGCGGAGATTGCGGTACACTCGGATCATCGGGTGGAGAGTCTGAATCGGCGGCGGATGATGCGTGGGCGGGGAGGGCGTGGGGTGAAGCGAGGCCCGGTGGCAAAGCGTTTGGCCGTTTCGTGATCGTCGGTGCCGTCTGCGTGGACTGGATACCAGCCTGCCCAGGAACAGCCCCACAAAACACTCTTCGCACTGCACTTGACATCGTTATACCCATAGCTCCGTTCCTTCTCTCCTTGGGTCAGAATACGCACGAAGGTAGAAAGACCTGCGGGCATCTCCCCACCCTCCGGCATCGTCAGCCAAACGCGGTTGCATGATTCAAAGGTTTTCATGGTGTGATGAATCGGTTTTCGGGTTTGATGTGCTTCTTGGCTCTCCACAGACGGATGCCTGCTTTCCGGCTCTCAAGGGACTGCTGAAGCCGTTGGCGCAGGTGAAGAGCGAGTTCAGTATGTCCCGCTGCCAAAAGCTCGGCGGTGGTCATCTTGTTGGTGCGGCGGCGTTTCACTGATGAAGAAGGGCTGCGAGTTCCTGGATCTGGTTGCGGGTGACAGCTGCCGCCTGCGAGGCTGCCAAGGCTTCGTTCTGAGAGGCATGGTGGTTGACGTGCTTCTTGGCAACGGCTTCGGTTTCCAGCTTGAGGGCTTGCTGTTCCAGCTTGTCGATGAGCTGCTGGATTTCGTGGGGTCGGAGGATGTTGGTGTGCATGTATCGGTCGTTGTGCGTGTTAGTGCCTGATGTGGGGGATGTTAAGACCAGGAGCGGTGTTTCTCATGGACAGACTCACGTCCGTCGTAGTCGTCAATCTCCCAATCCACGTCATCAGGGATCTCAATCACCTTGAGCCGAGCAAGGAGTCCGCTGGCTTTCTCGCCAAGCTCCTCGACAACCTGGACAAGCAGAGGGTTGGTGCGGTCTTGCTCGTAGTCGCTGATTCTGTGCTTCTGATAGAATCTGCTGTACTCGTCCTTCTGCCGCTTCGTCAGACTGTTCCAAGGCTTTTCGTGGTGGGGCCAGATCTCCTCGGGGTTGGGAACATCGTAGGCGCAGGCAAGAAATTCCTCCTTAGGGTGCTGGACCGGGGACAATCCAGCGGTGGAGTCCCGGAACCAAAAGCAAGGACGCCCCTGGAGTTCAGCGATGCGTTCGATGGCGGCAACGGAAAGTCCGAAACCTCCGTGACAGGTGTTGATGACGATTTTCATGTTGGTGTGCATGTGGGTTCTGTGATTTAGATTAGGGGTTGACGGTTGGCAAGAAGAATTTTGTTTACCAGGAAGTTTTTGGTGTTTTTCGAGGCACCAGTTCCACGTTTTCTTTCCGATAGTCCTTGGTGTCTCCATTCTTGAAGACGATTTTCTTCGTCCAAGGGAGAGGACCAAGATAAATTTGTTCGATACGGACTACGGGAGACTGTCTCGCTCTAGGCTCACGCAGGAAACCCATCAAGTGTTGGCCTCCTGGTCCTTTTCGTTTCCAAAAGAACCAACGTCTGTTCTGGAAAGCCCACGCCAACTCTGGGGTGTTGTCGAACTTGAAAATATCGGAGACGTTTTCAGGCACGATAACAAGGGTTCCTTCGTCATCGAGGCCAACTACGCTGTCGGTGCGCTTATACGGGGTTACTTCTTTCATGGGAATCAAGCAAAAGTGAAGGTCTTTCCACCAAACATGGATTCGTCGGGGGTGTCCTCGGTGATTTTGGGTGATGGTGGAGGAGCCATTTTTCCCTGGGATATGAGACTGCGGGTAAGCCTCTCCATGATAAGGTCTGACTCGGTTTTTGGAGTGGCGGAGAGAACAGGAGCCGTGGCAGCAGGGAGTTTGAAAGAGGTATCCGCAGAACTCTTCTTGTCCTTCCTTGCGTAGTCCTCCCGATCCTTTGCGTTCCGTTCTTCACGGGCCTTGCGCTGTTCCTCGGTTTCCAAGATCTTCACGCAGCGAGCAGGGGTAAACACCTCCTTGTTCGGGTCGTCAGGGAGAAGTTGCGGGGAGGCAGGGGTAAGTCCTTGTGCCAAGACCATCTGGCGGAGCTTGTCGTTGACCTTCGCCTGGGTATCCAAGAGGTGAAGCCTTGGGCGTCCTTTGTGCCTCGGGGGTTTCTTCTTGGGGTCGTGGGCGATGAGATCCCTAGTACCCTTGTCACGGAGGATGTAGAGGGCGTCCTCAACTGTGATAATAGGAGAGCCTCGGAAGCTCAAGGGATGCCCAGCTTCCAAGACTTGGCGTGCGCGGTAGATTTCTCGACGGCGTTCGTTGTAGAGAGCCTGGAAGACATGCTTCTTCTGTGGGTTGTTTCGGTAGGCTCGAACACGTTCTCGGGACTCTTTTTCGATGCGCTGGGCTTCGGTCAGTTTACTCTCCCGGTACTGGCGCATATAGAGCGTTTTAGCGGAGGGATTGGGGAGCTTTTTTCGTGGCATAGGAGTTAAAAGTAGCAAATTTTGAACGTCTGTCAACGATGATATGGGAGTTATGAACGTAAAAAAAAGTCAGAGCAAAAAATGAGATTTTTACATTCCAACAGCAAATTGAGTTTGGAAATGGGGGTTAATGGGAGTTAAAAGTAGTTGATAAATTGAAGCCGTACGCAGGAGAAAAGAGGTTGCGAGGGCTTCCAAGAACCCCGCGAAGCGTTTTCTTTCTTTAATAACAACGAATAATATTCCCACAGAATAAAAAAGAAGAATATAGGGGGGTTCCAGCCTCTCGGGGCGTTTTGGCCATCCCACGGCGGAGGGGATGTTTATTCGTTGATGACATTGTAGGTGGTTTATTTGTCATTTTTCCCCGCCTTTGGACCCCTATTTGGCCATGGAGACTCTCGGGGATACCCTTGGATGCGCGGAAGGCCTGTTTCTGTCGATTTCAGAGTGCTTCTCGTTGGTTTCAGAGAGCCCATCGTTGGTTTCAGAGAGCCTATCGTGCTTTTTGGCTTCGCGGTTGCCCTGGGTTACCCCGTGGGCGCGGCGGAGGGCGGAGGGGGCTGTCGGTCGGTGGGGTAGGTCGCAAATCGGCGTTTGACGCTAGGGGGCTGGAGGCAAGCCGGGTGGGTATGTAATGAGGGGCAGCGGTGCTGGTGCTGGTGCTGGTGCTGGTGCTGGTGCTGGTGCTGGTGCTGGCGGTGCTGCTGGTGCTGGTTGTCTCCTTTTAGGGTGTCCGAAAATTATTTTTAAATTTGTCATTGACAAGGGGCGCGGCCTGCTCATTATGGAGGTCCACAGCAAAAACCAAAACCATATGACCCGCCGCCGCAAACTAGACTCTCTGACCACGATGAACATTTACCGATTCCCCGAATGTGACGTGCCCCGCGCTAAGCGGTCGCCGTTCGACTTCTACGAGCTTACCGAGCATGAGCTTCTGAATGCTTTTCGGTCTGGCCTACCCTTTGACACGGGCCGAATGTACGCTCGCAACGGGGGACACAGTCGTCTGCTTTTTGACGGTGTTAACCTGCTTTGCATCGTCGCGCTTGAGGACCGAGGAGCTAGCGATGAGGAGATGATTTGCGGGCCAAAAAACTCCGCCTGCGCGTGGCTTGATGAGGCGTACGTGGCGTTGGCCACAGTTTACGATCGCTTGATGGAGTGCCGCGAAGATGCCGAGGAGGATCAGCCATGACCCGCCGCCGCAAACTAGACTCTCTGACCACGGGCCAGCTTTGGGCCTTGGTCGCCCGTGAACTTTTCCGCCTTTTCCTTGGCGGGGTACTCCTTGCCTCGCTGCTCCTCCTTTTGGCTCTCGCGTGAGCCACCGACAACGAACAAAAACAAATAGAACACCTAGAATATGAAGTTTGACACCTTAGCAAACATGAGTACCGCCTCCCGCCTCGAGGCTGCCGAAAAGATAGCCCGCGTTCCTCTGGCCACCCGTGCGGGCCGCTCACTCCTCCGGCATGGCATGCATCCTCGAGACTATGCGCGTGGCTACGTCTCTGCCCTCCTGGGCTATACTTGCAGCTTTTCGGGGCATTGCTCCACTGGCTCGTACCTCGTAAATATGCTGCAACGGCAGCGGAGGTACAGCAAGGAGCGGCAGGATCCGCTTTTGATCCCCCTGCGCGACAGGATCAAAAAGTACGGCCCCCTCCAGGTGCTGGAGAGGTCAAAAAAAGATCAACCGGGGCGGCTCGTCTCATTTGAGATCGAATGCAAGCTTGAGCCGTCGCAAGCGGTCCGTAACCACGCTTGGCCCATCATGGCCGGGGGCGTCCACGCGGAGCATGACGGATTGGAAATCCCGGTTGTTTGTAGGTGGGATGACCTGCGCCCGCTTTACCGCGTCTGCGCTGCGCTGCGCTCGTTCGGGGCGCGTCTGACTAGATCTTTTGGAGGTCACGTTCACCTCGATGCTCGGGACCTCTACACTGGGGGCGCTGTTCCGGCGAGCCTTAAAAAGAGGATTAACTCGGTGGTCGTCCCCGGCGTGGAGCGCGTGTTGCGCTGGTGCGTCCCGGCGTCTCGCGTCGGCAATAGCTATTGCCAGTTGATCGGCGCGGATTGGCACATGTCCGACAGGTACCGGGCGGTCAACGTGTGCAGCCTGGGCGAGCATCGCACACTTGAAATCCGCCTGGGCGCGGCGTCCCTCAACCCGGACAAGTGGAGGCTTTGGGCAATGGCCTGCCTGTATTTCCTCCGTGCTCCGATTGATAAGGGCGCGGTCGCGGCTCTCGCGGAAATCGGCACGGCCACAGAGGCGGCGGACTGGATCATGGCTTCGACGATGGAGCCCTCCCTTAAATGGTGGTTGCTCGGTCGCCTCCGCAAGTTCCACCCTTCCGCCTTGCCTGACATGGCCCCCTTGCCTGACGCATCGGGCGCAGACGTTTAATCTCCTATCAATCAACCTTCTAAATCTAAATCATTATGTGTAAAATCTTTGGCCTTACCAATACTAGCAAACTGTCCGAGTCCGCGCTTTGCGCTCTCATTACCCGCGCTCACGCTCAACTCACCTCAACGCAGCGGGACGGCTGGGGGTATGCGCTCGGCTCGTTCTCGGAGCGCTGGGACAGTCCGGCACAGTGGCCAGGTCCGAATGAGTGGCCAGCCATCCGCGAGTCGCTCGGGGGCGTCCAGGTGTCTGCTGATTGCATCGTTGCGGGGGCCTGGTCCGGCCCTGGGCCTGCGCTCATTGCTCACGCTCGGACGGCAACGTGCGCCCGTGGTGCCGTTAATGCTCACCCTCACGCTTTTGAGGATTGGACGCTCGTGCATAATGGGGTTGTCGAGTCGTCTGGTAAAGCTCGGCGGTCTTGTGACTCCATGCATATCGTCGAGAGCCTTGCCAAAAGCGGCGGGCCTGACAAGCTCCACTCGGAGCTTTCCGGGTACCTTGCAATCCTCGGTACTGATCCTGAGGGGCGGTTTTTCGCTCTCCGTGACTCGCGTGCTCCGCTCTACGTCGCAAGGGTGCCATCGCTCGATGCTTGGGCTTTTGCCAGCACGCCTGAGCTTCTGCGGGGCATTGTCCAGGAGTCTACGCCGCGTCCGTATGAGGTCGCCCCCTATGTTTGGCACAGCCTCACTGAGTCTGGGCAGTGGGAGACACGCGAGGTCGAACCGTGGGCTGCGTATGCTGCGCTTAGTAGCAAGGCAAGTACGGCGTTTGGGGATGAGGTGGGCGAGCCGTGGACAAGCAAGGGGGCAAAGCAGCCGAAGTCCGGCGCGGATCGCTGGGGCAGCTGGAGGCGCGATAAAAAGGGGAGGTGGACAAACGAGCCGCCTGCGCCGTCGGAGCTTAAAGGTAGCACGTCTAAATTTCCAGACTGGCCGGACAAATAAACCCATATGTACGCTCTCAAATTTAGCGGTCATTTATTAAGTGCGGATCGGTTTTCCACCCTGGGGGCGGCTCGCGCTGCCCTCCGGGAGGTGATCCAGGAGGAGGCGCGCAGGTGCCGCGCTCGTCTGGGGTCTGCGGTGGTCGTGCGTTGCACGCCATGTATGTACTCCATCCACGCCACCCGCTCCCGGCATTCTCCCTTGTGGATGATTGGGAGCGTGGTCGAACTCTAGCCTCCCTCGGTCCATCGGCCCCGGCCTTGCTTTTTGCTCGGTCGGGGCTTTTTTATGCGCTCATAATCACATGATAACAGCTAGACGCATTGAAACCGAGACGTGGCAGGCAATCCGCGATGCCTACCTTTTAGGTGCAAGCCTGCGGGATGCTGCGGAGCGTTATGGTCTCAATTATGAAACAGTTAAACGCCGCGCCACTCGGGAAAAATGGCCTAAGCCCAGGGAGGTCGTGCCGATAGCAAACGCCCCCACTCTCCCCCCGCCCACGGTCGTTGCAGGCGAATCTTTGGCTCGTCGGGGCGAACTCCACCGCGAACGAGTCGCGGCCCTCGTCGAGCAAGCTCTTGCCGCCGCCCTACCTCCAGCCTTGGAAAGCTGGTCGGACATCGCCACCGCTGTTAAGCTCGGCAATCAGGCGTTCGGCCTAGATTCCGCCGCTTCCGTAGTCTCCATAAACTTCCCTGCTACATCATCAAACGAGTCCCCTGGGTTCATCGATCTTTCCACCAATTTCCCGCCAGCCACGACAATGGACCCTCCCCCCATAGGGGGAACCCCCCTCCACTTGCCGGAGGTTCCCGCGCCATGAGCCGCCGACACGCCACGGGTGCCCCCGCCCTTTCCCCTTCCCGCCGGGGTTACTACGCTCAGTCCAGAAAAAATTTTCTCAGAAATGAGAATAGTTGACTGTTAAATAAAGACGTATTTACATCGTAAAACATGACCGAAGAGCAGATCGCCCGCTATGTGACCCAAGGCTACCGTATGAAGTACGGCAAGCTCTGGGCACCCCAGAACGGGAAACCGCCAACTGATCTGCTCATCGAGTTCCAGGCATTCCGTCACCGGATCAAGGGACCCGAGTGCCCGGGAGCACATGTCCACTTCAAAAACATCGTCAATGCCATCTGGAATCACCCCAAGTCAACAAAGAAAGTTGACTGGAATCCCTGGGCCGAGCGAATGGTTGAACACCTATGTGAACATAAATACTTGGCCATCGCAGGCTGCGCGTCCTCGGGCAAGACCCGAATTGGTGGTGCGCTTTGGGGGATCGTGAACTTCATGGCCGCGCCGACAGAGACGAAGGTGCTACTGACCTCAACCTCGCTCAAGGATTCCCGTCAGCGGGTTTGGGGCGAAGTCGAAGAGTATTGGATGGCAGCAGCCCAGCTTCTTGGAGGGGAGGCCAACATGCCAGGAGAACTTGCCTCTTCCGCAGGCATGATCCGCTACAAATCGGGGGACATGCGCTCCGACAGGCAGGGACTGACCCTCATTGCAGGGGAAAAGTCGAAGGCCAAGGAGTCCATTGGCAAGGTCATCGGGTTCAAAGGCACACGGGTCATCCTGATCGCAGACGAGTTGCCCGAGCTATCCGAGGCTCTGATCAACGCCGCCGAGTCCAACTTGGCAGCGAACCCCGAGTTTCAGATGATCGGAATCGGGAACCCGAACAGCTACTTCGACCCCTTCGGCGTGTTCTGTGAGCCAGAGACAGGTTGGAACTCCATCACCGAGTTGGACTACGAGTGGAAGACCAAGAAGGGATTCTGCATCCGGTTTGACGCGGAGAAGTCTCCGAACATCCAGGCAGGCAAGACCATCTACCCCTACATGATGACGCAGGAGAAGCTGGATGACTTCCAAAAACGTCTTGGAGTCAAGACACTTCGTTACTACCGAATGGTCAAGGGATTCTGGTGTCCGACAGGCAGCGAGGAATCCATCTTCTCGGAAGCCGACATCCTGAGCTACGAGGCAAACAGCCCCGCCATTTGGCGCGAACCTCCTACTCTCGTCGCAGGCTTCGACCCCTCCTTCACCAACGGCGGAGACCGCTCTGTTCTCTACTTTGGCAAAGTCGGCTACAACCTGGACGGGCTGAAGACTTTGGAATGGACGGACTTCGAGGAGCTTCAGGAGGACGCGACCAACAAGACATCCTCCCGAACTGAGCAGATCGTTGATCTCCTGGTTCGCGCCTGCCAGAAGCGGGGAGTCCAGCTCAAACACCTTGGAATCGACGGAACTGGTGCGGGTAAGCCCTTCTGTGACATGGTTCGCGCTCGCTGGGGAGGGGACTTCCTGGAAGTTAACTTCTCGGGGAGTGCCTCGGACATGCCCGCGAGTGGAACCGACAGCCGCCCATCCAAGGAGGTCTATGTCAACAAAGTCTCTGAGATTTGGTTCGTCGGACGCGAATACATGCAGTCCGGGCAGATCAAGGGCATCTCGCCACCCTTGGCACGCGAACTCTGCGCCAGATCCTACGTCACCAAGCAGAAAGGCAAGGTGCAGGTCGAGTCCAAGTTGGAGATGAAGAAGCGCACAGGCAAAAGCCCGGACCTCGCGGATTCTGCGTTGATCTGCCTTTTTTTGGCTCGCCAGCGTCTGAACATGTCCAGCAAGGCACGAGCTGCCTCCGACCCTGAGAACGGAACCTTTGGCATCAACCGCAAGGCCAAGAACATGGCAATTAAATTCGGACGAATGTTCGCCAACCGTTGACATCCTTGGAATCCCAGCTACTCCATCCCCCGACATTCATACCATGAACATCGCCATCGCCGCACCATCGGCCACATTCCCAAAACTGGCAAAGCTGGCTCAACTGCTGAAGAAGTGGTCGCCTCTTGGCAGCAAGCACAGCTACAAAATCTACTGCACGAAGCTGCGCAAGGAGGACATCCAGCGCATGTTCGACGGCTTGGACATCCAGCTGGACGACAGCCTGCCTGGGGTCAATCGTCACCAGCCGATGCTGGACAACGAGGTGTTCCAGCACATCGCCTCGAAGGAGACGACAGCACCTTGGTTCCTGCTGACCCACAACACGGTTCCTCTTTCTCCTGATTGGGCGGACAAGCTGGCCTCGGAACTGCTTCAGAGCGGCAAGACCCTCCTTGGATGCGCGGCCTACACCCCGAGGATGTACAAGGACAACAACGGCGTGACCCGAGCTGCCGATGGAGATCCGTATCTCTTGGAATCCGCAGTCTATCCACCCAACCTGCTCAAGTCCATCCGCACTCGTCTGCTCAACGCCACGACGCATCATGAGTCTCTCAAGGCCCGTGAAACGTTCCACATGGCACATTTGTCGGGTCTGATTGCCAACGCGGAGTACAATCCGAACTTCCGTCTTGGTCATGCGGGTTCAGCGGTGGTCGCCACCCGTTTGATCAACGAGGCGGTCATTGACGAGATGCTTGGATACGCTGTGCCTCCCCCGGCCACCGAGCGGGTTGTCGTGGAGGCTCCGACATACCAGCCGTTTGTTCCAAAAGAGCCGACCATCTCCATCATGACAAGGAAGGAGGCTCTGCTCAAAGCCCAGATGGAAAAGGATGCGGAGACCATCCAGACCCCGGACGAGCCCCCGGCGGAGGACGCCTCTCCCTCGACAATCCCGGTGGAAGAGGTTACTCTTCCCGTCAAGCGCAAGCCAGGAAGGCCGCCCGCTAACCGCTGACCATGCTCGACACCATCACCGACACCCTGCCTCTTGGCACCGCACCCCTGGTTCCCACCGCCGAGGATGGGAAGCTGCTGACGAAAGCCCGGATCAAGGACGCCCAGCAGGCGAGGAACGTTTACAAGATCCTGAGGAAGGCGGATGAGTTCTCGGCCAGGGAGCGTGCAAGAATCCAGGCGATGATCGACGGGGAGCCTCCCTACGACCCCTCGGAGCTGGTGCAGAATGGTCTTGGTGAGATGTGCAACGTCAACTGGGGGCAGGCGGAGCTGATGCTTCACCGGGCAACCTCGCCTTACCTGGACCTGATCGAGTCGGTGGACACGCTGATCACCACGCCGACACGGTACGGGGACCCGCAGATGCGTGCGGACTGGGAGAACGTCATGGCGGAGGAGTTCACCAGGATGCTTCGTACATGGCCGGAGTTCTTCCCGCGCTACCTCTACTTGGTTCAGCAGTATCTGGCCCACGGGGTCGTTGTCGCCTATTTCGATGACGAGATGGACTGGCGGTTTCAGATCAGCCCCCTGGGCGACTTCCTGGTTCCCCGGCAGACCCGTGCCTCCGAGGAGGAGATCGAGGTCGCCTGCTTTGCCAGAAGCTGCCCTCCCCATGAGCTGTACCACAAGATTGCCGACGAGCAGCTGGCGGAGGAAGTCGGCTGGAACGTCAAGGCGGTGAAGCAGGCTTTGATAAACGCACATCAGGCCAATCCTCGGGATGGAGCCGCGATGGAGAACTGGGAGAAGGTGGAGCGTCTCTACAAGAACGGGGACGTTGGATATTCCAACGGCGCGATGGCGACGGAGGTGAAGCTGGTCCACATGCTCATCAAGGAGCTGGACGGCTCCGTGTCCCAATACGTCTTCACCGAGGACGTTGAACTCGACCAGAAAAACTTCCTCTTCCAGCGCAGAAAGGTGTACGCCGACTGTTCCCAGGCATACGCGCTCTTCATGTACGGGGTCGGCTCCAACGGCTACCTCCACTCCATCCGTGGTCTCGGCTCAAAGATCTTCTCCTCCGTCCAGGGGCTGAACCGTCTGCGCTGCCGCATGTACGACGGAGTGCTGATGAGCAGCATGATCATGATCCAGCCGCAGAGCGAGGAGGCTTTGGAAGACCTGAGCACCCTGCACATCGGCCCGTTCTCGGTGTTTCCCCAGGGGGTGAATCTGGTGACTCCTCCGCAGACCAATCTGACCAACCAGCTCATCCCAGGGTTGCAGGATCTGGACGGGCTTCTCCAGCAGCACGCCGGGCAGTACACGACGGAGGCGGCTCTCAACTCGCAGAAGGAGCGCTCCAAGTTTGAGGTTCAGGCCCAGCTGGAAAGCCTGTCCAACATCAACATCGCGGCCCTGAACCTGTTCTACAACCCCTGGGAAAGGCTGCTCAAGGAGATGCTCCGCAGGACGATCCGCCAGGACTACTATCCCGAAGATCCGGGCGGTTTGGCGGTGAACGACTTCAAGGCGCGTTGTGTCGAGCGAGGGGTTCCGGTGGAGGCGATTGTCGCCATCGACATCAAGAAGTCCAAGGTGGTTCGAGCCATTGGAAACGGATCAAGCGCGGCCAGGACGGCGCTCTTCGGCCAGATCTTCCAGCTCTCCCAGAACTTTGACCCCCAGGGCCGTCGTCAGGTGGTTCGTGACATGGTGCGGACGCTTGCTGGCGTTGAGGCTGCGGATCGTTACATCCCGGCTGAAGAAGGCCAGCGCATCCCGACAGAAGCCAAGATCGCCCTGCTTGAGAACAACCAGATCCTCAACGGCGAGCAGGTTCCCGTTCTTCCGAGCGAGCTTCACGTCATCCAGCTGCCAGTTCACATCGGCAAGCTCCAGGAAATCGCGCAGGCTGCGGATCAGGGTCAGATAGACCTGGCCCAGGCCGCGCAGGTTCTCGTTGGACTCTACCAGCACGCGACGGCGCATCTTGAGTTCATCATGGGCGACCCTGCGGCCCCGCAGTTCAAGCAGGAACTCCAGAGAATCAGTGAGATCGTAAACAACGCTGTCAAGGCTTCGGAGAAGATTGCCAGGGAACAGCAGGCTCAACCCCAGGAACAGCCAGCCCAGGGAGGTGAACTCAACCTCTCCCTGGAGCAGAAAGTGGCTGAAGCCACGGCAAAACTGCGTTTCGCGGAAGAGAAACATGCCCAGGAAATGCGTCTGAAAGAGGAGCAAACTCGTCAGGCCATGGCCCTTGCAGACGCGGAAGCTGCTGCTAGGATCGCCAGAAGTTCAAGGATTTGACACATGACAGAACACATATTCGTCCTCAAGGTAAACACGGAGACCAAGACGGTCAGCATCTACCAGCCATCGGTTGTCACCGAGGGGAAGGGCAGGGCTGTCGCCTTGGATTACAGGCAGTCCAAGCTCAAGAGGGCTCTGGCGCATTTGCTCAAACTTGTTGTTGAGGAGGTGAAGGAATGACCACCGAAGACTGGTACCGTTCACCCACCGCGATGACGGAGCTTGCCGCGCTTTTGAAGGAAGGTGCGCTCAAGGACGCCATTGAGGTGCTGAAGGAGGAGTCCCGCGCAACCTCCTTCAACACCAATGATCTCGCCACCATCTCCCTCCGGCACGCCAGCATGGCGGGGTACAACAAGGCCATCAATGACCTGATCGCCCTGGCAACGCCGACGAAGAAGATTTCCAGAAACACTCCCCTGGAATGGGAGCACATCAAACCCCGACAGTAACCCTACCACGCCATGAACGACAACGAAGCAAGCCAGGAGATGATCGAAAGCGGGGAAGCCTCCGCCGCCGTTGGAACCAACCCGGAGAACGCCTCCCCTCCGCCCGAGGATCTGGATTCCTCCAGCTTTCTTGAGGGTCTTTTCAAGACCTCCGAGGACCCGGACGCAACCCCTGAGGAACCCGCCAAGGAAGAGGAGCAATCCGCTGCCAAGGAAGAGGAGGCCGATCCCGATCTGGCGGACCTCCCTAAATCCGCCAGTGAGAAGACCAAGATCAACTGGAAGGCACAGAAGGAAGCCAAGCGGGTCATTGAAACGGAGAGGGACAACCTGAAGAAGGAATTGGAGGAGCTTCGATCCAAGCCTCAGACTCCTCAGAACACGGCGGAGATCGAGGCCGTCAAGAAGGAGCTGGAGTCCTACAAGGAGAAGCTCTCTGGATATGAGTCCAAGATGGCGCTTCTGGATGTCACTCAGACGGAGGAGTACCGCAACAACATCGCGCAGCCCCTTGCCGCCGCAGAGTCATTGATCGAGGCGTTCTCACAAAAGTACGAGATCCCCATCGCCACGATTGCCAAGGCCGCAATGCAGGAAAACGTGCTTGAGCGCAACGCCCAGCTCGCGGAGCTTGCCTCGGGGATGAACGAGTTCGACAAGTTTGAGTTCAAGAAAACCCTGGATGACGCCCGCAACCTCTACCTTCGCAGTGAACAGGTGAAGGCCCAGGCCAAGGAGTCACTGAAGTATGTCGAGGCCAAGCGTCAGGAGGAGCAGGCAAAGCAGGCGGAACAGACCAAGGCAGTCCGGGCCGAGTCCGCCAGGAAGGTTTGGGACAGCCTCTCCAAGTCGCTGCCTGAGTCCATCC